GAGAAAACTGGTTCCAAAATGACGGATACCAAGACGATCAACAAGGGCCGTATCCTCTATATCGGCTCTGAACTGGAATTGACGGTCAAATCCATGACTGATCTCTTTGGCAATCCTGCCTTCATTTCAGTGGAAAAATACGCTGATGCAGCCAATGTCTTGAATGGTGAAATCGGAACGATCGATCAGTTCCGTATTGTCATTGTTCCGGAAATGCAGAGCTGGGCTGAGGCTGGTGCTACTGTCACCACCAATCCTGGTTTTGTAGAGAGTGGCGGCAAATACAGTGTCTTCCCGATGCTGTGTATTGGTGCGGGTAGCTTCACGACCATTGGTTTTCAGACCAGTGGTAAAATGATGAAGTTCAAAATCTTCACCAAAATGCCTGGCAAGGGTGTTGCAGACAAGTCGGACCCGTTTGGTGAACTGGGCTTCAGTTCGATCAAATGGTGGTATGGCACCATGATCCTCCGTCCGGAGCGTCTGGCCCTCATCAAAACTCTGGCTCGTATCTAAGAGTCCATAGGCAGAGGGTTAATCCCCTCTGCCTAACCAATCTCTCTAATGAACGAAGAGGAAATAAAATGTCTGATGACGTTGTAAATGACGCAGAAAAAAGCCCTGACGAAAAGACCGTTCTTTTGGAACGAGCAAAAGATTTGAATTTGCGAGTATCCCCTAATATTGGTTTGGATACTTTACGTAAAAAAGTGAACGCTGCTTTGCAAGGTGGTGATCCAGATGCAGATAATGAAGAGGATGCTAAATCATCTGCTTCGGGTAAAAACACGACTGAAATTCTTCGTTTCGAGGATTATGAAACAGCAGAATTGAAGGCGCTTCCAGAAGGTATTCGCACTAGTATCATTCGTGAATACCAAAATCGCACTCAGATGAAATTGGTCCGTTGCCAGATTTTCAATCTCGATCCATCGAAAACAGATATGCAAGGTGAGATCTATACCGTCCGCAACAAATATCTAGGTTCCATTAAACGTATGGTTCCCTGGGGTGACAAAGTTGCAAATGGTTGGCACTTGCCTGTTATTATGGTGAACTACCTTCGTGGACGAAAGTTCGTTCAGAAGAAAAGTATCCGTGATCCTAAGACAGGCCGTATCGATCTTAAAACCGAACTGGTTCCTGAATTTAATATCGTTGAACTTCCTCCTCTCACAGAAAAAGAACTGAAAGAGTTGAAAGAAAACCAGGGTGCTGCCGCACGGGTTGGTTTTGAATGAAGGATCGCATCACACCAGATGACCTCGAAGCGATGATCTCCGAAAAGGAGATCATCCAATTCGATAATAGCACCCTTACGATCTGTATCCTGACTCTGACAAACGGATGCACTATCACGGGTAAGTCGAATGTCATCAATCCAGCCAATTACGATAAGGAAGTTGGTGCTGCTGCAGCTCTGCAGAATGCCAAGACTCAGATTTGGGAATTGGAGGGGTATGCCCTCAAGCGTGATGTTCAGAAGCGTGTTCTCATTGCTGCCCGGACTGCCCATGAAGCAAACCGGATGTATTGCGAACTCTGCAATGATCACTCTCAACTCACTTGGAATGATGCTCCTGATTGGCAAAAGGAATCTGCAATCCAAGGTGTCGAAGCCATTCGCAAGAACCCTGAAAGCACTCCTGAAGATAGTCATAAGAGTTGGTTGGCTCACAAGCTTGCGGATGGGTGGGCTTACGGCCCCGAAAAGGATCCAAACACAAAACTACATCCTTGCATGGTTCCCTACGAGGATCTCCCTGAACACCAACGCTACAAAGATGATCTGTTCCAAACTACCGTAAGGTCGGTTCTAGCAGATTGAGATCAAGGGGAGCCATTGGCTCCCCTCCTTAACATAGAGGCTCCCCCATGGTTGATGCACCCGAAACCACCAATGACGATCTCGCCAAATCCCTATTCGCCTCATTGACTGATGGGGCAGATTTCTCCCTGCCTTCCTTGGATCTCACCGATGCCTCCTTTACAACCCCTGTGGAGGCCGGCAACGATCTATATGACTCTCTTAGTTCCCTGACACTTGAGGATTTGACCACTGGTGTTGTTGATGGGGATGGGACATTCGATGGGATTATGAGTTCCCTTAATGCTCACCTCAAAAAGGAATATGAAACTGGTCGGATCACCGGAAACGACTATGCTCAAGCTTACGTCGGTGTGACCACCACAGCTCTCTCTACAGCCGTCCAATACCTCCTGGCAAAGGATCAGGCACACTGGCAGGCACACCTAGCTCAGAAGCAGTCACAGGCTGCTGAGATCGCTGTCATCCAGGCCAGGGCAGCTCTGGAGATGCAGAAGGCACAGTTGATCCAGGTTCGGATGAATGCCAATACAGCGGCCGCTGAATATGCCTTGGCAAAACTTCGGCTGACAAATGAGAATGTGGCTTACGACATCCAAGAAGCTCAACTAGGTAAAATCACCTATGAGGTGGATTACCTCATGCCAGCACAGTTGGATCAGATGGCTGAACAAACCTCGCAAATCACAGCTCAGAAAGATCAGGTTCTTTTCCAGACAACCAACATTCTCGTTGAACAGGAAATTGGTCTCCAGCGTGATAATGCAATCAAGCTTTACCAACATGACAACCTCTTGCCAGCACAGAAGCTCGATCTCGACGCAGACACAGATATAAAAGTTTACAACAGAGACTTCATCCTTCCAGCTCAAAAGGACTCTTTGGATGAGCAAATGGAGTCTCACAGGGCCAAGACCATGAGCACTAGAAGCGATGGTGTTACTGTTGTGGCAGGTGCGATCGGTAAGCAGATGGAACTTCAGGATCAACAAATCCATGCCTACATCTCTGATGGTCAATTCAAACTGACCAAGGCCATGTTGGATACATGGTCAGTCGATAAATCGATCGATGAGGGTGTTACCACACCAAGCAGTGTGAACAACACTGCAATCGATGCAACCATGGCAACTCTCAAGACCACATTGAATATGTGAAATCATGGGTCTGTTTAGCCGTAAATGGGTAACGACTGTCAGTTCGACAGCTTACAATATGGCCGGGGATATTGATCTCCGGCCTAATGTCATTCAATCCGCTTTGGTTGGTCACGTTCTTCGAGGAGAAGATAGAAGTATTGGAAGCACCCTCCAGCACATGGCTGCTCAGGGTAGTGCTATGACCCAGAGACGTTTCTTCAACTGGGCCAAAAACAACTATATTCACGGCATCTCAACCGCAGGCATTACTGCAGAAATCACTGTCGATACAACTACAGTTCGAGCAGGACTTCTTCCAATTCTATCCCTTGGTTCCAATCAAACACTCTTTGTGGATGAAGCCGTTATCGATATTGGGAATGCAGATTTTTGGGCTATTAGGTGGATTGAGGAGAACCACCCGGATATTACAGACGATGCCTGGATCTATTCCTACGATAGATTGACGGATGAAATCGTTATTGAGGTTGATGGTTTTGGAGAAACCCGACTAGCTGCTGATGCAGATCTCATCTGGGCAAAAGACAGAAGTGAAAATCGAAAGCTCCTATACGTAAGCTACACGATCCTCACTGAGTCTGGTGGAGTTCTAACCACAACCGATGATACCTATTTCACTTACCGAATGGGCAGTGGAAATGTTACCTTTGATTCTCTCATGGACACGGAAGATGATGGTGGGGAATTCTTCCCAGCTATCCCTATTCGGCTTGAGAATAAATCGATCGATCATGTGGATTACGCTGATGATTATGATGGAGTCTCCAAAGCCTTCAAGAAAATGACAGGCACTAAAATTGACGAGATACTCCCGACCATAAATGACCACGAAGATGTGGGTGATATGGATCATGTGTTTGCCATTACAGGAGTAGCCCTCAACACACCTGACCATGCTGCCCAGGAATATCTCTATCGTTTCTTTGAATTTCTAAGACCAAATACACGAAACTCCAAACAGGATTTCCTCAACTACCAGTCTTATATACGGGGTAGATCCTCAGAGGCTGTTACTTGGGAGAGATGGCAAGCTGGCTTTACCTCAGAGTATCACCCTATGTCAGGTGAAGCTGTGCCGGCTCAACCCTCCGTCACAGGAGCACCTACACTCACTCAAACACAAATTCGAATGGATGCTCTCCCTGAATTCAATTTCGTTTTGAAGTGGGCCTATATCAAAGAAACCCTCCATGAAGGAAACGCACGAACTTTCGATGGTCAGGATCCAGAGAGTAGGGGCGGTCTTCTAGGTATTGGTAAATACTGGATGCACCTTGGTTCTCCCCTCGATTTGAGCTGGACAACCACAAAACCAGTTGGTGCTCACGATGAATGGACACCAATAACCCGTGGTTCCTCATACGATCGTATTTATGTGTTTAAGCAGACAGGTCGATACTCATATACAAAATTAGAAATATGTGGGCTGTCCCACGAGAACTATGTTTATGGGTCTCATGCTGTCAGGATCACTGCTTCTGAAGCGATGAATGATACCGAGGAAACTGGTTTCATCATCCCTCTCCATTACCCCACCTTAAAGAGTTTGGGTCTGGTTAAGGCAACCCAGTTCACCACAGCCAACACATACCTCGTCATAAATTCTTATGATCGTAGGAAGCAAAAATGGTATGAAACAGGCATTTTCAAAATAATCTTGGTAATTGTTTCGATTGTATTGTCTGTCGTTACAGGTGGTGGTTCTCTAGGAGCTGCGTCAGGGCTTCTTGGAACCAATGCAGCAGTGGGAGCAGCTATTGTCGGGGCAGGGGCCTCTATCACCACCACAGCCATTGTAGGCGCCATTGCAAATCAAATCGCTGCTATGGTTCTGTCGACTATAGTTCTAAAAGGTGCGACTGCACTATTTGGGGAGAAAATTGGAGCTATCGTCGGAGTGATCGCTATGTTCATGGCAGGTCACGTTAGTCAATCAATCCAAGCTGGGAATGGTTTCAGTGTGGATTGGGGGCGTATCATGGATGTAAACAACCTCACAAAGCTTACATCCACCATGACAGACACCTATGCAAAATTCCTAAATCTCGACACACAAGACATCTTCGCTCGTATGGAAGCTCTGGCAGAAGAGCATGAGGAAAAGTTTGACGACCTTAATGAAATGTCTGAAAGCATTCTAGGCATGACAAATGTCACAATAGACCCTATAATCTTTACAGT